TGATCCGCTCACGGCGAGGCTCGGCAAGAAGCAAATACGCGACGAAGAGGCTAGGACGGCCGGAGTCGGCACCGAATGGGGCGATATCATCAGGACACCGGGCGAACGAGCGAATTAATCTGGGACACATCCTGCATTGATTGGCAGGAGCGCATTCTCGCCGGTCAGGTGCCAATCGCCAACCTGCCACTGTTTGAAGCGGAAGCCAGGAGCGGACTAAAGGCCTATCGTCAACTGCGATTGCCTGATGTGATTAGCACGCCGCGGCTCGGCAACATTGGCGGTCAATGGTTTGAACGCATCGTCGAGGCGATTTTCGGTTGCTACGACGTCACGACTGATCGGCGCGCCATACAAGAGTTCTTCCTCCTGGTGCCAAAGAAGAACGGCAAGTCGACCGGCGCGGCGGCAATCATGGTCGCTGCCATCCTTGTCAACCGGCGGCCGGATGCCGAGTTCACCTTTCTGGCGCCGACCATCGAGGTTGCCGGGATTTCCTTCCGCCAGGCGCGCGGCATTATCAAGCTCGACCCGGTCTTGGTTAAGCTGTTCCATATTCAGGACAATATCCGCCGCATTACGAGGCGAGACACCGGCGCCTTCCTGCAGATCAAGGCCGCCGACGTCGATGTAGTCACCGGGTCGAAGCCGCTGGGCACGTTGGTCGACGAGACCCACGTTTTCGCCACAAAGTCGCATGCGGCAGATATTTTCCTTGAGATCCGCGGTGCGCTGGCCGCGCGGCCGGACGGTTTTCTGATCCAGATTACGACGCAATCGAAGGCGCCGCCGGCCGGCGTGTTCAAGTCGGAGCTTGAGCGCGCGCGCGATGTGCGTGACGGCAAGCTAAAACTACCGAAGCCGCTTTTGCCGGTGCTCTATGAGTTGCCGTTGAAGCTGGCCAAATTCGGCGGCTGGAAGGACGAGAAATATTGGCCGCTGGTCAATCCGAACCTCGGCCGCTCGGTCGATGGCGAGTTCCTCCGGTCGTCCTTAATTGATGCCGAGCGCAAGGGCCCGGCCGAGCTGGCGCTATTCGCCAGCCAGCATTTCAATGTCGAGATAGGCATCGCGCTCCGGTCCGATCGCTGGCCGGGATCAGAATTTTGGGAAAAGCAAACCAAGGCGGGTCTGACGCTCGAAAGCCTCCTCGAGCGCAGCGAGGCCGTCGTTGTCGGCATCGATGGCGGCGGCCTTGATGACCTGTTCGGGCTGTGCGTCCTTGGTCGAGCCAAAGACAATCAGGATTGGCTGTGCTGGTCGCACGGTTGGTGCCATTCCGGCGTCCTGCAAAGGCGCCAAACGATAGCGCCGACGCTTCAGGACTTCGCTCAACGCGGCGAACTGACCATCGTCGATGACGAACTCGGCGATATTTCCGAAATCATCGAGGTCATCGGCGACATCAAAGGCCGCAATCTTCTGCGCGGCGTTGCGGTCGACCCGGCCGGCCTCGGCGAGTTCATCGACGCTTTGGCTAATATCCAGATCACGCCGGACAACAAGCTCGTGGTCGGCGCGCCGCAGGGCTTCGGCATGATGAATGCGCTCAAGACCGCGGAGCGCAAGCTGGCCAACGGCACGCTGTGGCATTCTGATTGCGCGCTGATGTCGTGGTGCGTTTCTAATGTCAAGATCGAGCCGACCGCGACGGCAATCCGCGCCACGAAACAGAATGCCGGCGACGCTAAGATCGACGTTGCGATGGCGCTGTTCGATGCGGTGGCCTTGATGGTGCAGAACCCGCAGCGTGCGCCGGAATATCAGATGATCTTTGCCTGACCTTCAGTTCAATCTCACAGAGGAGTGTAAAATGGCAGCAGTACCAGTGACACTGAGCGGCGTGATGTTCCCGAAGGGCAAGGCCGGAGGCGATAAGCCGGTGCCTTGCACAATTGTCGCTTACGCTTGGGCCACTGGGCTGGGCGTTGGCGGAGGTCCGATGCCTGGTGGCGGCGCTAGTGGCGCGCATCCTGAGCATCCGATGGTTCCTCCTGGCGGGTATCCACATCCGGAGCACCCGATTGTTCTTCCGCCCGAGACGCCGGTGCCGCCGGAGATTCCGCAAGATCCGTCAGTGGTGAAACCGCCGCCTCCAGAAGGCGGTTGGGGTTGGTCGCCCGCCTATGGCTGGGGATATTTCCCTGGCAGTAGCGGCGCTGGCCCGAAGAAATAAAAACGAGAAATAGGCGTTGGTGACGGTGGCGATTGCTGCCGTCACTTTTGCTCTCGGAGAAGACCAATGATCGGCACACTTATCAGCATCATCATCACTTTGATTGTAGTTGGTGTGATTTGGTGGGCCGTTCAACAATTATTGCCGTTGATTCCTCTGCCTGAGCCATTTCGCAGAATCATTTATGTCTTGTTGGTCGTCGTCCTGGTTCTCATCGTCGTCTATGTGATCCTTCAATTGCTCGGAGCAGTTATTGCCTTGCCGCATTGGGTACATGGAGGACTCCATGCCTTTGCCTAACCCGAACAAGAACGAGACCGAGCAGGAATTTGTCAGCCGCTGCATTGGCGTCGTTGTTGGCGACGGCACGGTGGACAATACGCCGGACGGCCGCGCGCAGGCCTCGGCAATGTGCTTCCGGCAATGGCGCGACTCGAAGAAATCGGCCGGCGTCGAGCGCGCCTATAGCCTGCTCAGCATCAAATCGTTTGATGAAGAACAACGCGTCATCAGCGGCATGGCGACCACACCGCAGACTGATTTGATGGAAGATGTGGTTGAGCCGCGCGGCGCTCTCTTCAAGCTGCCAATCCCGTTCCTTTGGCAACATGATTCGCGACAGCCGATTGGCCACGTCCGCACCGCCAACGTGACCGATGACGGCATCGAGGTCGGCATTCAGCTCGCCAAGGTCACCGATCCCGGCAAATTGAAGGATCGGCTCGACGAGGCCTGGCAATCCATCAAGCACGGTCTTGTTAGAGGTCTGAGTATTGGTTTCAAGGATCTGGAAAGCGAACCAATCAAGGGCTCGAACTGGGGCCGCACCATCAAGAAATGGTCGTGGCTCGAGCTCAGCGCGGTGACGATCCCGGCCAACGCTGCCGCCTCGATCACCATCATCAAGCAAATCGATACCAAACTGCGGGCCGCGACTGGCCAGAAGCAGACGCCGCCGGAACCGCAATCCGGCGAGAGCGAACAAGATTTCATGGACCGCTGCACCTCGGCAATGGGCGATTCCACAGATGCCGAGGATCAATGCAGCGCGGCGTGGGATAACGCCCAGAAGGCAATGCCTGGCGACACAGGCAAAAGCAAACCGGCCGGCGCCTCGGCGAGATCAATCAGTGTCAAACCGAAGGGGGCCGTTATGGCCAAACTCACGATCACGGAGCGCATCACCAACTTGGAGGCGACGCGCGCCGCAAACGTCGCCGCGCTAGAGACGATCAGTCAGAAGGTAACGGACGAAGGCCGGACCAAGGACGAGACCGAGCAAACCGAGTTCGACGACTTGATGACAAAGATCGAGGGCGTCGATCGCGAATTGTCCGATTGCCGGAAGATGGAAAAGCTCAATAAAGCAGCAGCCAAGCCGATCGACGGCTCATCGCCGGATCGCGCCGCCGAAAGTCGCGGTTCGTCGTCGATCATTTCCGTTAAATCGATGGTGCCGCGGGAGAATCTCCTCGCCCGCGCAGTGATCTGCAAACTGGTGGCGCATAAGGAACATGCCAACGCCGCCGAATTGGCCAGGCAACACTATCCTGACACGCCAGAGGTCGAAATGTACCTCAAGGCCGCGGTGGCCGCAGGCACCACAACCGCGTCGACCTGGGCCACGGAATTGATCTATGCCAGCAATCTGCCGGGATCGTTCATCGAGTATCTGTGGGGCCGCACAGTGCTGTCGAGAATTCCGGGCTTCACCAACGTGCCTTTCAATGTCCGCATTCCGCGGCAGACCGGTGCCGTGGTGTCGTCATGGGTTGGTGAAGGTGCATCAAAGCCGGTCGGCAAGCTCGCATTCGATACGGTGACGTTGCGCTGGGCCAAGTGTGCCAACATTGTGCTTTTTACCCAAGAGCTCGCGCAGTTCAGCAATCCGGCGATCGAGGGCATTGTCCGCGATACGTTGGCCAATGCCATCGCCACCTTCATCGACAAGCAGTTCTTCGATCCTACGGTAACCGCCGTGTCCAACGTCTCGCCGGCATCAATCACCAACGGCGCGGCGAATGATCCGGCATCCGGCACGACGATCGACGCTCTGATCAATGATGTGAAGCAAGCATTTGCTCACTTCAATCTGTTCAACATTCCGCTTGACGGATTGGTCTGGGTGATGGAGCCAGCGAACGCTGTGGCCATCGGCATGCTGCGGACCACACTGGGCGTCGAGGCCTTCCCCGGCATCAATAACACCGGCGGCACGCTGCTCGGATTCCCGGTGTTCGTAACGCCGAATCTGACGGCCGGCCAAATCGTGTTGATGCGGCCGCAAAATATCCTCATCGCCCAAGATGGCGGCATCGCTATCGATATCAGCACCGAGGCCTCGGTGCAGGCCGACAGCGCGCCGGCAACGCCACCGACTGGCGTTGTCAGCCTGTGGCAGCAGAACATGGTCGGCATCAAGGCCGAACGGTTCATCACCTGGGTCAAAGCCATCGACGCGGCGGTTTATTACATCACCAGCGCCACCTACGGCGGTGTTGCCACCGCGCACTAAGCGCAAGCGCAATCGTTCGGAGTGGCGATTGCGAACAGGGCGGAAGTCGCACGCGCGGCGTCCGCCCGCAGGTATCGGAGTGCAAGCCAATGAGATTGATCGCCGAAAAAGCTTTTTCCTTTCCGATTATCGGCGGCGCCGCGTTGCAGCCGGGCGATCAATTCGATGTCAATGATGCCGAGGCCGATGTGTTAAAGCGCGCCGGCCTCGCTATCGAAGCGCCGAGCAAACGCAAATATCAACGCCGCGACATGCAAGCCGAAGATAGTGCCGACGCCGAATGAAACTCTTCGGCCGCGAGATCATCATTCGCAAGCAACTATCGGTCCCGCCCAGCGGCATTGATTACACGCGGGGCTGGCTGCGTATCAACGAGCCATATACCGGCGCCTGGCAGCGCAATGACCCGTTGCCGGTCGAGAACATTCTCGCCAATACAACTGTGTTCCGCTGCATTTCGCTGATTGCCGGCGATATCGCCAAAATGGAAGTGCAGTTATTGGAGGAGGATGCCGACGGCATCGGCCAGGAAGTCGAAAATTCTCCGCTCGACAACGTCATCGAGGAACCAAACAGCTATCAGAACAGCATCCAGTTTTTCGAACAATGGATGTTTTCCAAGCTGATCAACGGCAATACCTATGTGCTCAAAAAACGCGATGGCCGCAACGTCGTCAGCGAAATGTTCATCCTTGACCCTGGCCGGGTGCGGCCGATGGTCGGTCCCGACGGATCGATCCTCTATCAACTGCAGCGTGATATCCTGGCCGGCGAGCAGGAGAATATTATGGTGCCGGCCAGCGAGATCATCCACGATCGGATGAACGCGTTTTATCATCCGCTCTGGGGTCTAAGTCCGATCTACGCCAATCATCTACCGGCGGCGCAAGCGCTGCGCATTCTGAAATATTCCGATCGCTTTTTCGGCAACGCAGCGCGGCCGTCCGGCGTGCTCACCGCGCCAGGCGTCATCAACAAGGAAACCGCCGACCGGCTCAAGGCCCATTGGGAAATGAATTATACCGCGGAAAACCAGGGCAAGGTTGCGGTGCTCGGCGACGGGCTCAAATTCGATCCAATGACGCAAAATGCCGTTGATGCCGAATTGGTCAAGCAACTTGATCTCAGCGACAAGAAAGTCTGCACCTCGTTCGGCGTGCCGCCGTTCAAGATCGGCGTTGAGGGCGCGCCAACGTACGATAACGTCGAGGCAATGGACCAAATTTACTATTCCGGCTGTCTGCAGATCCACATTGAGCAGATCGAGCGCTTGCTGCGATCCGGACTGGAATTGCCTTCCGGCTATTATGTCGAGTTTGACCTCGATGGCTTGCTGCGCATGGACACGGCACGCAAAGTCGATGCTTTTGCGAAAATGGTCGGCGCCGGCATCGTCGCACCGAACGAAGCGCGGGCGGAATTCGATTACAGCCCCGTCGCTGGCGGCGATACGCCATACCTGCAGCAGCAATATTACCCGCTCGATAAACGTCCCGACAACAAGCCGCCGCCCGCGCCAACGCCGCCGGCTCCGTCAACACCAGCATTGCCGTCGGCTGCCGCGGCCAAGCTGATGTTGCGGACCATCCGCAGAGGATTGGCCAATGTTTGATCTCGCAACCGCGGAATTGCTCGGCGATTATGTGGTGCGCGAGGTCAAAGACGTCATTGGCGAAAAATTGAAGGCGGCTCATGCGGAGATTGCCGAGCTCAAGTCCGCGCTGGCTGAGATGCGCGAAGATATGCAAACCTTTCAAGCGCTGCTGAACCGGCCGGAAGTTCCTGGTCCGCCCGGTCCGCAAGGTCCGCCCGGTAAGGACGGCCAAGACGGCAAGGATGGTCAATCGATTATCGGTCCTGCCGGCGAGCGCGGCGAGAAGGGAATCGGCGAAAAAGGCGAACCCGGTCCGCAAGGACTGCCGGGTAAAGATGGCCACGATGGCCACGACGGCATCGGTCTTGCCAGCGCCTTCATCGATCGCGGCGACAGCCTCGTCGTCACCATGACCGATGGCACCGTCGGCACGCTCGGCGTCGTCAAAGGCGCCGACGGAGTTCCGGGGCCGGCGGGGAAAGACGGCAAGGACGGCCGCGATGGCAAGGACGGCCTGTCGATCGACGATATGATCGAGGAGGTCACCGACGACGGCGTGCTCGTGCATAAATGGCTGCGCGGCGGTGCCGTGGTCAAGGAAGTGCGGCATCAGCTGCATTATATGCGCTGGGTCGGCATCTGGCGCGCCGAGAACAAATACGAGCCGCAGAACGTCGTCACCTGGGACGGTTCGACCTGGCTCGCGCAATGCGCCACCTCGGCCAAGCCGGGGCAAGGTTCGAAAGATTGGGTGTTGATCACCAAGCGTGGCCGCGACGGCAAGGACGGCGAATCTGTCATCGGACCGCCAGGGCCGCCCGGCCGTGACGGTCGCGATCTGACGCAGATGGGACCGGACGGCAAGAAGTGGTAATCCTTCACAACACAATGACTTTGCGCGAGGAGCGCGATCATTACCGCGATCGTTTGCGTGATTGCGAACGTGAGTTGGACGCTGTTCGATTAGGAAAACTCCAATTTGAAATTGCCAAACTTGATCTAAAACCTGGCGACACCGTCGTCCTCACTGCGCCGGGAATGATTACTAAAAATACAGCAGACAGGCTAAAAGCGCACTTCGAAAGATATCTTCCCGGCGTAAAGGTCTTGGTCTTTGGCGACGGCCTAAACGTGGCTAAAAAATGCACCAGTTCCTGACCGTGATCGATCAAACCTCCGATGTGATCTATGACCTGACGACGGTCGAGAAGGTCAACGCCGAGTTTAAGCTCACCAGCAGCCCGGCAAACGATGCCGCCGTGCAGGCCGACATCACCGAGAACTCGCGCATCCTCGCCGAATTGTGCGGCCGGGTATTCGCGTTGCAAACCGTGGTCGAAACTTTTCGCGTTGGGCGCAGCGATCATTGCGGCGATACGCTCAACCTATCGCGTTACCCGGTGACGGATTTCCAGTCGCTCACGATCGGCGGCGCCGAAGTCGATCCAAGCTTTTACGAGATCGATGAGAATGCCGGGCTTATCTACCGCCTTCACGGCTACTGGCCTTATTGGTCGTATTTCTTTCCGCAGCAGGCGAAGATCGTCGCGACCTATAGCGGCGGCTATAACCTGCCTGATGACGCTCCGGCGGCACTGGGGCGGGCCTGCATCGAGTCGATCCGCGACGATCGCATGCTGTCGGCGCGCGGTCTTCATGCCGGCGTGCAGGATGTCTGGGCCGGCGATAACCGCGTGCGCTATTTCGATCTGAACACCAAAGCCAGTGCCGGCGCTCACATCACCGGCGTCAGCGCCATGATCGAAGGCCTGATCTCGCCCTATCGGCGGCTCGCGGTATGAGCGACGATGTATGGTATCCGACCCGCGAATGGGAAGGCGAGGTCGCTTTCATTGTTGCCGGCGGTCCGTCGCTGCTGACGCAAAATCTCGAACTGCTGCGCGACAAGAGAGTCATCGCCGTCAATTGCAGCCACGAAATCGTGCCGTGGGCCGAGTTCGTGATCTTTGCCGATGCACGGTTGTTCATGCATTACCGAGAACGATTCGCCAAGTTCCAGGGGCGCATTATTTCCGTATGTATGAGTATGGCCGGGCCGCCGAAATTAAATCGCATGCGGCGCAAGGCTACACCAGGCCTGTCAAACGAGCTCGGCACACTGATGGTCAAATATACGACCCTCACTGCGGCCATCAATTTTGCGGTGCATCTGGGCGCGCGGGCGATCGTTCTGCTCGGCGCCGATGGCCGGATCGCTGCCGACGGCAAGGTGCATCACCATGCCGATCATCCGTGGCGGCAGCTCAATGGCTGCTGGGACAAACACAAGGCGGATCTGCAGCCTGTGGCTGACGACTTGCTCAAGCTAAATATTTCTTGCCTTAATGCTTCGCCGGGGAGTGCCCTGCCGTTCTGGCCCGTCATGCAATTATCGGAAGCAATCGCGAAGCTCGAACATGAAGCCGCCGCTGCGGATTACCGGAATGTGGGGGATTGGCGACAATCTGCATCAGCGAGCAGCGCTGCGCCTCCTGGTTAAGCAATATTCGGTTTGGCTCGATACCTGCCACGCTTGGCTCTATCACGATCTGATGCCCGACGGCCTCAAACTCATCGTGCGGCCGACGAATTTATGGATGCATCGGCAGAATATCGAACGCGAGCGGCACAAGTTCAGCACCGAGACACCGCCGTTCACGTGTCCGCATTGGAAAATTTGGTATCTGAAACCAGCGATCGACAAATATGGCTCGATCCTCGGCGCCATGAACGCCTCGTTTTTTATGCCGGATCTGCAGGCTCCGGATTTCAGGCTGCCGGTATTGCCGGAATGGCGGACCGCGGCTCGCAAACTGATCGAGGAATGGAACACTAGGGGCAAGCCGCTTCTGATCTATCGGCCAATCGTGCTGCGGCGCGAATGGAACAGCGCCAATCGCAATCCAGATCCTGACGCCTATCACGACTTATTCAGTCAAATCCGCGAACGGTTTTTCGTCGTCAGCGTTGCTTCACTCAAGCCGGGCACCGAATGGATCGTCGGTGCCGAGGAAGATGCCGACCTGAAAATGCACAATGGCCTGCCGATCGAGATCATGTGCGGGCTATTCGCCGAGGCTGCCATGGTGTTTTGCAACGCCGGATTTGCGCCGGTGATGGCGCAGGCGGTCGGTACGCCGTCGATCGTGGTCTATGGCGGGCGCGAAAGCTTTCGCACCAGCAATGCCGCTGGCGCTCATCTGGCGCCAACGCTAGGCATCGATCCTGACCGGCCGTGCGATTGCCACAGCCACGCGCACAATTGTGGCAATAAGCATGTCACGCTGCCGCCGGCGCGGGCCCGGATACAGGAGTTCGTTAGGAATGCCGGACATTGAGCCGCGGGTTTTATTATTCGGCACGTGCTATGTGGACTCCGAAGCGCGGGCGAAATTGACGGTGCAATGGGCCGAGCTGATGCTCCGCCTCAATGCTGACTGCGATATCTGGCTGATCGATTCCCAATCGCCAATGATGCCGCAGCTTGATCGGCGCATAAATGTTTTCAACTTTCCCGATAATATCGGTCATTTGTCACGCCGTACCGTGACGCCGGGCAAGGATGGTTGGGGCCGGGCGTTCTGCCAGGGCCTAACGATAGCGATCGACGGGCATTATGAATACGCGGTGCACATCGAAGCGGACTCGCTGTTCAGGTTGCCGGTGCTTTCCATCTGCCGGCAGATGCAGCGCGACAATATCAAGGCGGCATCAATCCCGGTGCTGAGTGGCGATCGCGTCCTGCGGCATTGGGTCGAAACGGGGCTGATGTTCTTCGATGCCGAGTTCCTGCGGCTAAGCGATTTTATTGGCCGCTATGATTGGCCGAACCGCCGAGCAGTGCCGACGCCTGAGGCGGTCATCAAGCGGATCATTGGTCCGCATCTCACGATGATGCCTTGGCGCGGCATGCGACAGGACAAGCTGCCAACCATCAACCATCGCAATATTGCGGGTGCAGGATTTGACTGGATCACTCACTTCCACAACGACGGTGCCGCCTACGACAGATTCATCGAAACGGTTAGCGCGTGATTACGACCATGCGTTTTTCCGGATGCACGTTCCATGGCGTCGGGAATATGAGGCAATTGCTGAAATCCTCGATCATCATCTGCGCTTTGCTAATGCAGTCGATTTCGGCTGCGGCAACCGTTACATCCTGACCAGGCTAGAGCAGCTCGGCAAAACCGTCCTCGGGATTGATGGCTCCGAGAGCGTGTGGGCGTTCGAACCGGCGGTGCGGATCCGTGACCTCACCGAACCGCTCGATGTCGGCAAGTTCGACTTGGCAATCTGCACCGAGGTTGCCGAGCACATCGAGGAAAGATTTGCCGACATATTGGTCGACACCGTCGCGCGGGCGGCGCGGAAGACGATCTTTTTTTCCGCGGCCCGCAAAGGCAAAGGCGGTCACCTGCATGTCAATGAGCAGGAGCCGGATTATTGGGCGGAAAAATTTGCGCCGCATGGCTTCGTCGTCGATCGCTTAACATCGGAAGCCATACGATTTGAACTGACGCAAAAAACGCGGCACGTCTGGTGGTTCGCCGCCAATGCTTTCGTCATGGTCAAGGCATGCTGAAATTGAATCTCGGCTGCGGCGTCAATCTTCTTGCCGGCTGGCAAAATGTGGATAAGGAGGTTGATATCGCCATTCCGTTGCCTTACGCCGACGCTTCAGTGGATTTCATACTATGCGAGCACTGCGTCGAGCATGTTCCATATCATAAGGCAATCGATTTTTTTACCGAATGCAGGCGAGTTTTGAACGCCAAAGGCGTAGCACGTATCATTGTGCCGTCGATCAAGAAAATCTGGAAATGTGCCGACCAGGATTATTACGAATTCACCGAGCGCTGGCAGAAGCTGGGACCTACGGCGCGCGGCGCCATGCACGCAATCATCTATAGCCACGGCCATGCCACTGTGTGGACGGCCTCGCTACTGGAAGCGACTTTGTTTTATAGCGGCTTCGACCTTGTCGAGCGCTGCTCACCGCATCAGTCGCGGCACGGCGAATTGCGTGACGTCGACGGCCACCACAAGGTCATCGGCGAGAAATTCAACGCTATCGAGAGCGTGATCGTGGAAGGCAGCTCATGACACTGATAGCGGTTTCATTCTTTTAGCCACCAGATGCTCGTGCTTTCGCATGAGTGAGTTGACCATGACCACCGCAGAACGGTGGCATAGTCCCCCGTTGTGTCCTCCCAAAACCAGAGCGGGTTCATTTCATCTCCTCATTCATAAGCTTCGCGTTCAACGGAAGGGAAAGGTTCTATGAGCATCGCAGACGTCACGGAAAATAACATTCTCAAGCTATACTACAACGCTACGGCGATCGCTAATATCGCCGACAACGCAGCATCTTCTCCGACCACCACGATCAGCGTGGCATTGCACACTGCTGATCCGGGCGAGGCCGGCACTCAGCAAACGTCGGAATCGACCTATTCGAATTACGCGAGACAAACTCCGGCGCGCACCACTGGCGGCTGGACGGCGTCGACCGCAGGCAGCACCTCGCCGGTGGCGAACATCGATTTTCCGTCGAGCGGCGCCTCGGGCACGACGATTACCAATTTTTCGACCGGCAAAACGTCGAGCGGCGCGACCGATATCTTCTGGTCCGGCACAGTGACTCCAAACATTGCCATCGGCGCCTCCGGGGTGATCCCGCGCCTGACAACTGCCAGCACCATTACGCTCGACTGATGTTCGAACAACATTCTGCCGAAATGCGCCGCTGCCTGGCCGAGGTTGACGTCGCCGGCATGCGAAATCTCTGGCATCACATCGCGCCATTGGCGCCAGCGCCAGCAACCGATGCGGAAGCGCTAGTCGTGCTGCATCATGCGCGCACGCGCGCAGTGACGCTACCCTTGAAGCTGCGCGCTTATTCGCATTACTGGCTGGTCGAGCGCGGTCTGCGTTCCGATCTTCCGGACAAATACAAGAAGCAAGCCGCGCGTGAATATCCATGGGTTGCGGACAGCGTTGGCATCGCCGTCGGGTCGCGTTGGCCGGAAGTCAAGTTAGCGATCCGCGGCGCGATGGAGGGTGCCGTCGGTGAATGCTACGCCGACAACCAGCGTGATCCGAAGGTCGTCAAGCCGTTGATGCTCGAACGTCGCGAGACCATGCGGCGGAAGTTGTTTGGACCAGTCGCCGAGCTTGCTAAGCGGGAGCTTCGAAAGCTCAGCAGGAGCACGTAATGGCATTCCGTTTCGTCGATGGCTGCGACGGCTACGCCGCGTCTGGCGATATCGTCAAGAAGTGGAATTCCAGGACTGGTACGGGCCTTACGTATCAATCGACAGCAGGTAAGTTCGGTGGCGGATCGATCCAGGGCGCCGCGTCCGTCGCCGGGACGATAACTTCACCGAACATCTTTGGGGGTATCTCCACCGGGATTGTTTGTTTTGGCTGGTGGCTGAAGCATACTGTCAACAGCACTGCTAATTCCAATTGGTTCAGCATTGGCGCCGGCGGCGGTTTTCGCTGGAACGCCAGCGGTCAAATGGTCTTATTTTGTCTTAACGGCGCTGGGATAGCCACTGGCAGCAAACAGATAGGGGATAATCAGTTTCATTGGATCGAGATGAAATTGAACATCGCCAATAGTTCGAACCTGCAGCGAGTCTTGGTCGATGGCGTTTCGGACATCAATGTCACGGCCAATCTCGCCGGGGCTTCGGGTCAATCGCTGACTACCCTAGGCTTTACCGACAACTTCACCGGCGTAGGAACGCTCGACGACATCATTGCCTATGACGACACCACGGGATGTCCGACGACATCGGACTTCCCTCTTGGGCCGCGCCGCATCGTGACCTGTTTTCCGAATGGCGACAGCGCAGTGCAGTTCGCGCCCAACGCGGGTGGCACCAATTATACGCAGGTCGACGAGGCGGGTGCCGACGATGACACCACCTACGTTCAAGGGGCCACCGGACAACAGGATCTCTATGATTTCCAGGATTTGCCCTATACGCCGGCGGACATCTCGGGAGTCATGCTGAACGTTCGATGGGAGAATCCGGGCGCCGGAACGGTCAATGGTCAATTGATCGGCAAGTCCAGCTCGACCCAGCGGAACGGATCGTCGATCCTGGTGCCGGCTGCTTACGGCCCGGTGGCTCAGCAAGAGTTCGGCGTTGATCCAAACACGAGCGCGGCATGGACTGCCTCCAATCTCAATTCAGCAAAATTTGGCCAGGCAGTAGTGTGAAGGTTTGGCTGAGCAAGCGCATAACATCACGCTCGGCCTGACGCGGAAATCGCTGCATGCCGTGGTCATCCACGCTTGCCCGCATTGCGAGGCGCCAGGCCTCTACAAGGCCGATGCCTATACGCAGCAACATTGGCCTGGCTGCTACGACCCTGACCGGCACAACCGGGCTGTCGGTGACATCTGCCCGAACTGCCGCAAGCCGCGGCGCGCCGATCGCAACCTCGGCGAACTTTGCGCCTCGATGCCGCTATGGCTCTGGACTACCGTGCTGGCGGCGAAGTGGTGCTTGATCAAAGGCATGGCGTTGTTCAATCGCGCATAGGAGCGAAATGACATGAAGGTAAAATACATCGTCCAAAATCCGCATATGACGCCGAGCGCATTTCAGGCGGTGGTTAACGGCGTTCAAATGGCGGCAACCGTTGACGCTCTCGAAGTCGAATTGCGCGCCGTCGATCTCGCCAATGGCGGGGTCAAGCTTCGCTTCATCGGCGCGGACGTCGAGCCAGCCAAGGCGCTGTTTCAGAATGATTGCGTCGTCGCTGCGACATTCGAGGCCACAGATGAGAAAATGCCAACGCCGCAATGAGCATCATTAAGCTGCCGACGAAAGGAGGCAAACAGTTTCGGCCCGTCCACGAAGCTGTCAGTGAACTGAATCAGATTGCCTTGGCGCGCGGCGCCAAGCGACATCTGGTGACGGCAATTATTGAAGGCAAGCGCGCGGTCGCTGTATCGCCAAGATCGAAAGAGCTATGGAGCAATCTGGCGACCTATTTCTGGGCGGCGCGGAAGTATGACGAGGCAATGGCGTGCATCGATCGTGCGTTGCGGATTGGCCCAGAGTTTCATAAGGCGTTTCACAACAAAGGGCTGGTGTGCGAAAGCCTCGGCCGCTTTGACGAGGCCGAGGAATGCTTTGCCAAGGCGCTCGCTGCCGATCCGGGTTATCTGAACGTTAAATGGTGCCGCTCGATGATGCGGCTATCGCTCGGCGACTATGCGCGTGGCTGGGAAGAATACGAGCTCCGTATCCCGTTTCGCAAATCCGAGGGCAAGGAGCTCTATCCCAAATTTCCGGCGCCCTATTGGCAGGGCGAGGACATAAAAGGGAAAAAGATATTCTGCTGCATTGAGCAGGGCATCGGCGACACCATCATGTTCTCGCGGTGGCTGATATGGCTGAAGCAGCAGGTCGGGCCGACGGTGTTTGGTGGCAAGATCTATCTGTGTTGCGCTCACGAATTGATGGTCCTGCTATGGGAATTCCAACTGCGAGGCATTTTGGAATTCGTTCCCGAGGGCGTGCCAATTCCGAAATGCGATTTTAGTGTCGTTACCGGAAGTTTGCCGTTCCATGCCAAATGCACGCTCGAAACCTTGCCGCCAGATCCCGGCCTCATCCGAGCTCGCACTGCGGTTCAAATGCGCATTGGGCCGGCCGCAGTGCCCAAGCCGCTCGGGCCTGATCCATTTAAGGTCGGCATTTGTTGGACTGGCAATCCGGCGCAGGAGCGCAACGACGAGCGCTCGATCCCGCTTGAACTCTTACTGACGCTGGCCGAGCATCCGAATGTCTGGCTCTACAGCCTTCAGGCTGGCCCAGGCCAAGCCGATATCGCGCGGCTCGGTGCCGACGACATCATCTGCGATCTCGGCCCGCAATTGAAAGACCGCGGGCTGACGGTTGCCGCCACCGCGCTGATGCAGATGGACTTAGTTGTCACTTGCTGCACCTCAATCGCGCATCTGGCAGGCGCGCTCGGCATCAATGCTTGGGTGCTACTTTGCAAAAGCCCGTATTGGGTCTGGCTGCGCGATCGATCCGACAGCCCCTGGTATCCATCGCTGCGGCTGTTCCGGCAGACGACAACCGACGACTGGAATGGCGTTGTCGGCACCGCGCGTGATGAACTGATTGATATTGTTGATGCGCGCCGCAATCTGAAAAACCTCGTCCCTGAAGCATCGGAGATCGCAAATGGCTAACGCCGCCACCGCCACCTATGCCGGCAGATCGTTGATCTGGGCATTCGTCAAAGCCGCGGGTTCACCCACAGAACCGAAAAATATTGGCTGGGGCAGCGGCGCCACCACGGCCTCGGCCAATCCAGATGTCGCTTTATTCGGACCGCAGACCGAGGCACGGGTCGCCGGCACGTCGTCGCTGGTTTCGACCTCGGCCCTCGCCGATACTTATCAGGTCACCGGCACGATCACGGCGACCAACGCGAAAACGATCACCGAAGCCGGACTGTTCGACACGACGACCGCGGCGTCGACCTCGACGATCGCAACGTCGTCTCAAGCCGCTGCCGCGACAACGATCACGCTCGGTGCCACCATCGGACCGGCATCCGGCAATTTCTACATCCAGGTCGAAAACGAGGTGGAGCTCGTCACCGCCGGCCAGGGTACTGCCACCCTGACAGTGGTGCGCGGCCAATTGTTATCGACTTCCGCCGCGCATCCTATCGGCGCAACAGCAACATCAGGTGCCGACGGCCTTGCCAACACTAACGCGGCGCTCGGTGGTCAGAGCGCGACCTACGCTAACACGACAGCTAAGGGCGGCTCGATGTTCGCGCATGCAGATTTCGCCGGCATCGCGCTGAATAACAGCGATTCTATACTCTTCACTTGGAAAGATCAGCTAACATAATCAATGACTTAGCTTGGTGATGGCGTATTAATATGAAAGTCACCGCCCTGAAAGAGGTCAGCTACGATCCGTCCGTGTTTTTGAATGTCGAAACCGTCGACGATGCGGTGCAAATCATCCTGACGCCGGATGCCGGTATATCGAGCCATCACCGCTGGAAAACCGAAGCGCCATTCCTGATGGAAATATTGGCGCGGCATATAAAGCCGAAAAGTCTGGTGTTCGATTTCGGCTGCGGCATCGGTCGCATGGCAAGGCCGCTAATCGAGATGATGCAATGCCGCGTCGTCGGAGTCGATATCAGTCCGAATATGCGCGGGCTGGCGGCGTCATGCGTCGAGAGCGGCGATTTCCTGGCGATGCCGCCGGAAATGCTCGATCTGCTTGGCGCGGAAACTTTTGATGCCGCGCTATCGATCTGGGTGCTACAGCATTGCCTTGAGCTCGAAGCCGATATCAATCATATCAAGCGCGTGCTCAAAAGCGGCGGCGTGCTTTTCATTCTCAATAATCTGTTCTCGCGTGCCCTGCCAACCAATGATGGTCGCTGGCTCGATGACGGCAAGGACGTTGACAAGATGATCATCGCGGCAGGTTTCGAGTGCGTTGAACGCGGCCATCTCGTGGGTGCCGAAATAGCACCCGAATGGCTGGCGACCCAGACTTTCTGGGCGGTCTATCGCAAAATCTAATGGGCGTTTTTACCAGCACGAAACAATTCCGGCTTGGTTTGAACCTCATCAATCCGTGGTGGCTATCCGGTGCTTCAATCGACTTGGATTTGGATAGCGGCCGCTATTACGATTCCAGCCTAACCGCGTTGAAGCGGTCACTGGCTGCCGTCACCGATTATCTTTCCTGCACGCGTGCGAGCACTGGCTACGCCAAAACTTCGGCCGGCGTTTTGACGCAGTTTACCAATAACGTTCTGCGTCTCACCGATCTGGGCTTGCTGGTCGAGGATGCGCGGACGAACCTCCACGAATACAGCGAGGTGATGAACTCGTGGCTAAACTTTCAATGGAACGGTATTGTGACGCCAACGGATAACGCGACGACTGCCCCTAATGGCGCGACGACTGCCGCGCTGGTTGCCGAGAGTTCCGGTGGGACTACACATAATTTTGTTGACACTATTTTAAGCCAACCAAACGCCACGGCTTTTACTTACAGTCATTTCATCAAGCCGAACGGACGAACTAAAATCGTCATCGACATGTCCGACAGCACTACCGGTGACGCAAATAAGTTGATTGATTTAACTACAAATACAGTTTCGGCGGGTCCGTTAGGTGCCGGCAGCTGGACCAACGTTAGTGCCGCAATCGAGGACTATGCAAACGGCTGGAAGCGCGTCAGCCTTACTGGGACAGCTAATCCCGGTTCTTCTTTTAGTTTAATCACGCGCATCTATCTTTGTGATGCTTCTGGTAATAACAGTTACAGCGGTGACGGGTCTTCTGGTGTTTATGCTTGGGGCGCGCAGTTAGAATCCGGATCCTTCGCTTCCTCCTACATCCCGACGACGACCAGCAGCGCGACGCGGGCGGCGGATAATATCGCCATCACTGGAGCCGCACAGACATTGATTGCCAATGCGACAGCGTCGATCGTGGCGCAAGTTAACAACGAGGGCGCAGCAAGCGTTGCGGCTAATCTGGTAGATAGTAATGGCACCAATCTGATAGGGTTTGATTCGTCAAATCATGGCTTGGCTTCGATCACCGCAACTCTCGCCACAGCGAACGCTGCCAATCGGACCTCTCGTGATAAGATCGGTCTGGCATGGAGCGGCGCGGGCCGAAGCCTGGTTCTCAACGGCGGAACGGTGGCGACTGATGCCAGCGCACAAACGCCGTCGGCGACGCAACATTTGGGATCAAGCGGTTCAACCAATTTTCTCAACGGTATCTTTGAACGTCTGACCGTATTCAATAGCAAATTGGCGGACGCGACATTGCAGGGCTTTACCGCGCCATGATCGATTATTTTTTGAAGTTTAATACGGAGGCCGATGCCATAACCGCAGCGGCGGGCAGGCTTGGCCGCTACGATGCCGACAATGTATGGCATTGGGACACCCATTACGTGTTGCCTGGCGTTCAAGCATGGCGCGTTTCGCAAGATAACACCGACGGCACACATACTTATCTGGCTGGGTGGTTCTGCATTGTCGCGGTGGTAAAACCAAATGCGCAATTGACCAGCGATCCAAATCTGGCCTTTGCCTTGGACCGCGATGGTCCGCCTTATGTGTTGAAGAACAACATCGGCGGCATCATCACCGATGTCGGCTGCGCACCGATCTTTGCCGGCAGCCATTATCCCATAGGCGGATACACCTGATGCGTGTATGGATGAAATTGCGAAAAGGAGAAGTATGATGTCACGTTTATTGCTTCCAAGTGAGCAGGACATCAACGTTGCTGACGCAATCGGCATCAATCCAGACATGGCGCAAATTCATCTTTGGCGCGCGCAGGCGTTGCGTGATCGTGGTCAGATCAGTGATCGCGAGATGTCGAAAGTCGAAGGCGTCACGTGTAATGCGAAACGAGCAAGACTATTGTGGAATCCGTTCACCGGCGAGTTTCGTACCGTAGAGATAGCTGAGCGCTATCGCAGCGGTGATTTCTATCATGAGGATTGAACATGGCGATCTTCTCAATAGCGGTACGGACATCTGGGGCGACGCTCAACACATCTGCTGCCGAGATCCTTGCCGGTTCGAACAATGCGTTTCGCCTGCTCGAACTTGGTTTGACGATTAACGCCGCCACCGCAAGCGTGTTCGGCTATGGCACCCCAGCCGCAGCCGGTATCACGCCGGCCACGTTGAGCACGGTGCAGGCGGAGGATGCCGGTAACACCACGGCTGGCAACACTAGAGTTGCACTGACTTGGGGGACGAGCCCAACCAATCCGACCAATTTTCTACGCCGCGTGTCTCTACCAAACACCGTTGGCTCCGGCATTGTCTGGACCTTCCCACGCGGACGCTCAGTACTCAAAACGGTAACCGATACCGTGCAGAACATTGTCACCGGATCGGTCGCCGACGTGTGGTTCGTAGTGGACGAATGACGCAGGCTGTCGCTACGGGCATCTGGACCGGACCTATTGGGTTTGTCCCAGTCAGTGCTTGGGCAGGAAGCCCAGGCGCTGTCTTTGAGATTAAGACTGGTCCTACCGATTACGCAATTCTTACCGAAGTTCTTATTTATGTCGGCGCTCTTGGCAGTGGACCAACCGCGCAGCTTACGCTTGGCTTTGGTAAATCCGCCTCTGCTGGCACGCTCGTCAATCCAACGGCCGTGAGTTCATTGGATGGCTCGCGCACCGATGCGGCCTCTGGTGTAACTTATGGCACGCAATGGTCTGTGTACCCTACGGCGCCAACCAACTACCTACGGCGATATACTAGCCCTGGGACAACTTATTTCAGTAGGATCAAGTGGCATTTTTCTCATGGGCTAAAAGTTGCCCCATCTTCATCCTGGTCGGCATGGATTATCACCAGCGGCGCTACATCCTATGCTCTGCATGCGGAACTTGAGTTAGACCTGTGAGCACTCTGATAAAATCAAGCGGCTTAGCATTATTTAGCCGTGGAGATTGGGGCATAAACGAAGATTGCCTGCAGCCTCCAGATTATCGCCAATCGCTGCCAGAAACTCGCGGCCACCAAGGAAACAACCTTCGGGACACCGACGTGGTATGGACCCGTTGTAGTTTTCCTCAGCAGGGCGGCGGCGGCAATGGCTTCTTCAGTCTCGACTCGGCACATCAATTCTGGGAATGGAATTTTCCGCCATCTGGTTGTCATGTGCGCAAGATCATCAGTGGCGTCGTGGTTAATGCCAGTGGTGTTCCAGTAGCTGGCGTAACAGTGGATCTATTCAATACTTTGACTGGACTTCAGGTCGATACGCAAATCAGTGCATCTGATGGCAGCTTCACTTGCGGTGATCCTAACGCGGTGAATTGCTTTGCGGTTGCTGATATTGCCGGTTCGCCGGAGACAGCAGGGACCACGATCCAGTCACTCACCGGGACGTAACCGGTGGCAGTGACGATTGTCCTTCACCAAGGCGAGAGTCCGCAGAACAACGTCAGGCTGGTGGTCCCTGATAGCTTCAGCACCACCTATGCGGTTTCGGTGCCGACGATCGTCAGTGCCCAGAACGTCAGCGGGACTTTGTTCGCACTGGTGCAATACGCGCTATATGGAACGCCCAGCGCAGAAACGGTCACGCTAACGATTAAGAAGGTTCTCGGCAAGCTGATCGCGGTCGCTGCAAGCCATCTCCTGACATTGATCCGCGGCCGCGGCAAAGGCTTCAATATCCAGCAGGGATTGGATATTTCCGGAAGTGCTATTGCCTCACTGGTCGGTGAGCTTTATGGAGTAGCGACCCAGCACAACGTTACGCTGGCGAGGTTGAAAAGTCTCGGTAAGAGTGTCACGGTCGCCAGTGCGCAATTGATTACGTTGCAGCGGCGACTTGCGCTCAGCAGACTTATAACAATAACCAGCGGGCAATTGGTCACGCTGGCCCGGCGGCTCGCGCTGTCGGTGTCGATTGTGTTGTCGCAATCGCACCTAGTCACAGCGATCAAACGAATCGGCAAGATTGTCGCCGTGTTGATCGCGCAGTCCGTCAGTCTCACGCGCAGCATCGTGCGCGCTATCATCCTCGCTATCGGCGAGGCGGTGACGCTGATCCGTTCGGCGCTGCACCGGCTCGCCATTAGCTTAGGATCGGCCGAACTCGTGACGCTCGCGAGCAAAAAAGCGGCGCAGCGCAGCATCAATCTGGCGCAGGCGCAAATCGTGACGCTCGGCCGGGCGATCAGCAAGACGCTCGCCGTCGCGATTGCCGAGCTCGTCACGCTGGCGCGCCGGGCCGCCAAGTCGGCGATGATCGCCGTATCGATTGGCGAGCTGGTCACGCTCTCGACCGTTAAGACATTATTGCGCACGATCACCGTCGCCATTAGCGAACTGGTGACGCTCGGCCGCAACGTCATTACCGGCGCGCAGCAGTTTGCCAAGACCATCGTGGTCACGCAGGCACAGGTAGTCACGGTGGCGCGGTCGATCGTGCATGCGATTGCGGTGACCATCGGTGAGTTCGTCACGCTGGCGCGGCGGACCGGCCGCATCATAGCGGTTACTATCGGCCAGGCGGTTTCGCTCGCGCGTGCGACTGCTCGCACTATCAACATTCCATCGCCGTTGGCGGTGACGCTGACTGCCGTCAAAACGCTCGGAAGGCTGATCGCGATCAGCATCGCGTCGGCCGTCAGCATGCTCAGGCAAATACGCCGCCTGATTTTGGTTTCGACTGGGCAGAACGTAACGCTTGGTCGGCAGCTGCGGAAATTGATTGCCGTGCTGCAGACGCAATTGGTGACGCTGACGCCGATCGGTGGCAATCAGCGCTTCATGATCATTGCGCAAGCGCAAGCGGTGACCTTGCGCCGGTCCATTCGCCATCAGATCAATGTACTGCTGGCCGAGTTCCTGTCGCTCGTCAGCAGGACCGCCAAACGGTTGACGTTCGCCAGTCCGTCGCTCGTCACACTGACCACCTCGAGAGCGTTGCTGCGAACGCTCAATATCGCCAGCGCTGAATTGGTTACGCTGGCGCGGCTCGCCGCTAAGCCGCGGACCATTACTGCCTTCCAGGCCGAGGCCGTGACGCTGCGCAGGTCCATGGCGCACTTGATCGCTCCGACCTGGCCGCAAGCATTATCGCTGACGCGCCGGAATGCCTACCGCATCAGCGTAGCGATGGCAGAAGCGGTAACGCTGAATGCCGTCCGGTCATTACTGAGGACCATCGCGATCACGAGCGGCGAGGCCATGAGCCTGGCGCGGTCGCGGGTGCAACGCAGAACGTTGAGCCTTGCGCAAGCGGAGGCATTGACGCTGCGAAAGACGCTTAATCGCGTGCTCGCGTTCGTCCAGGGCGAGGCCGTCACCGTCCGCAAATCGATCGGCCGGCTGATCAGCATCGCCTGGCCGCAATTCGTCGAACTGCTTCGCAGCATCCTGCGGCTACGCAAGGAACGCGAATGGCTCGTTTGCGGCTCGATCACGATCGGGCCTGCGGTTGTTGCCAACGTCACGGTAGGCGCATCGGTCGGCGGCGCGCCATCGATCGGGGCCGCGGTGATCGCCGATCTCTCGGTCGGGCCTGAAATGCTGGCGGCGCTTGAGATCGGGCCGGCCGTGACCGCAACTCTCGACCTTAAGGAATGCTGATGGCTACCTCCGTCGCCTTTGTCGGCAATACCAACAATCTAGAGGTCAACGGCCTCAAGAGTGAAATCGAAGGCGTGTTCCTGAACGATGCGATAGTGTCCGTCACCATCAAGGACGCCAGTAGCGTAGAAGTGGCCGGCGCAAGCTGGCCGCAGAGCATGACTTACTTGCCCGGCTCCGAGGGCAACTATGTCCTCGGCCTGTCACGATTCCTCGAATTCACCAATGGGGCGAAATACACCGCCTATATCGACGCCGATGGCAGCGACACAGATTCGGAGCGCTTCGCACATTGGCAGTTTCCATTCACGGCGCAGACCCGGACAAAATAATGCTGCTCGATTATCAGGCGCTGATGTATGCGCCGGTTTACGATACGTTCGGCCAGGCCGCGACCCTGGCGACGACCGGCGGCGACAGCATCGCGATCACGATCGTCAATAAAACAGCGCCATCGCCGTTCGCCGGATTTGGCGTCGAGTTCCAGGCGTTCAAACCTTCGGCGATGGTGCGAATGGCGGAACTATTGACCGCCAATCTCGTGCCGATCGACGACATCCTCGGCGGCGAATTAACCATGGACGGCAAGACATGGAGCATCAAAAGCTACGAGCATGTGCCGTCGCCGGTCGGCGTCAATGACGGTGAATTGCGTCTGTTCCTGAAAGACGATGTGGATGTCTGACCGGCGCGAGCAGATCCTCAATCGGATTTTTTCCATCCTATCGAGCATCCGTGGCGTCAATACCGTGGTCCGCAATGTCGACGAAATTCCAGAACAGGCGAGGCCGTGCCTGGTTTTGATCGACGGCGATGAGGCGCGCTCCGACACCTCGCGCGGCCTTGGGATGCAGCCGGTCATCATCCACATGGCGCCGATCATCGCCATCGGGTTTAGTGCTAAGCCCGAGGATGTCGGCGGCGGCGCCAATGGCCTGCGCGCCAAAATCCTTCCCGCCCTCCTCGGCGACGCCGAGCTCGGAAGTCTGGCAACGCCGAACGGCCGCATTCAATACAACGGTGCCAACGGCAAACTTTCGCAAGGCAGCCTGATGGCCTGCGATATGCAATTACTATTCTCGCTCTCTTACCCCCTCGATCCCGCAGACCTGCCATAGGAGAACTGACAAATGGCGACCGCACCCAGCACCAGCAATTACACCATTCCGAAAGGATCCGTGCATTTCACACCGACCGGCGGAACGCGGACTCACTTAGGCAATTGCTTTAATTTCACCTATACGCCGGCGGTCACCAAAAAAGATCACTTCCAGTCAATGTCTGGAATCCGCAGTAAGGATTTGAGTGTCGTCACGCAATTGGATGCCACCATCAAGATGAGCCTAGACGAGATCAATGAGTTCAACTTGGCGCTTTTCTTATTGGCAGAGACCGGTACCGCAAGCATGGGCGGCCTGACCAATACGCAATTGAAGGGCAAGCTGGAATTCACCGGCGCAAATGCGATTGGCAACCTGATGACGTTCACCGGCCAAGTGCAAATGCAGCCAGGCGGCGATATGAGCCTCGTCACCGACACGGACGATTTCCAAATCATACCGCTCAATGCCGAAGTGCTGCTCGACGCCGGCTCCTATGGCGTATGGACCGTTGAGGCGCAGCCGACAGCATAGCAGGACGTGCCATGGTACCAGCGGGATTATTCGATCTTGCGCCGCCGACCGAAATCGTATCGATCAACGGCGTCGATCATAAAGTGCGCGGCTTGCCGCTGCGCATTATCGTCGATCTATTGAAAGACTATCCGGCAGCGGTCGGGTTGCTCGGCGGCGGGCTGACAGCGGAAGCCGTTATCGGTCAAGGGCCGCAAGCCGCGGCGCTCATCATCGCCGCCGGTTATGGCATGCCGGACGATGAGAAGGCGCGCCAAGCCGCGGCCGATCTGCCAATGGACATCCAACTCGATCTGATCGCCGCAATCGTCAAGGCAACGCTCGGCGGCGGTGCCGGCCCTTTCGCCGAAAAAATCAAAAAGATTTACGACGCGTTCAAGATAATGGAACCGCCGCAGCAGAGCGACCGCGAGGCGAAACTGGAACGCATGAAACACCGTCTTTATCGCATGCAATCGCAGCCGACTTCGAATTCCTCGTCGCCCGAGGCGGACATCGAGCCGCAGAAATTTGGGACATGACGCCCGGGCAATTCTTTGCATATTGCGACTTGGCTGGCAGACGGTATCGCGCAGAGCGAGCATCGATGCTGGCGCAAATGGTGACCGCGTTTCGCGCCAACGAACGCACTATCGAAAAATCGCTCAAGCGTTTGGCTGCTGACGACGAATGAAAATTGTCTTTAAGGCCGATTCCGGACAGTTCATCAAAGCGACTAATGAAGCCGAGAGCACGATGGCCAAAGGCCTCACGGCTTCTATGCGAGCGGTCGGCAAAAGGGCAGCTGACGCAGCAAATAATAATATTCACGCCGCGGGTTTTGCCAGCCGCAAATGGGAAATGCGAGCCAAAAATTTTCCGGCCTCCGGTAACACGTTGCTGCCCGAAGTTTGGCTGCACAGCCAAGTCAATTTCGAGGACGTATTTACTGAAGGTAAGCACATCTTTGGCAACCCGCTGTTGTGGTTGCCGCTGCCGACAGTGCCGTTATGGCCCGGTGACGCGACGCGGCAGATGAGTCCGAGAAAATATATCGAAACCGTCGGGCCCTTGGTAACGATGAAACGTCCGGGCAAAACTCCATTGCTCGGCGCGCCAGTCACAGGATCGCTCAACCCGCAACCGTTCGGCCGTTTTGTCACCAAGGCGCGATTGCGGCGCGGACAACTCGGTGGCAGCGCCGTCACCCTGATCCCGCTGTTCGTCGGCGTGCCTTCCGTTACGATCGAAAAGCGCTTCGATGTGCAGGACGCCGTCGAGCGCGCCACCGAGGCGATGCAAGGCCTCTATATCCAAAACGAGACTCCCTAGATGGCCGTCAAAATCCTGATCACGCTGGAAGGCACCGACGCCATCAAATCGCAGTTGGCCGACGTTCAGAAGTCGGGCGAGGCGCTGGTCAGCAGCTTGCAGGGCATCGGCGACCAGGCGCCGTTGCAACAATTCACCACGAGTCTTGCGGCCGCTGCTCCGGCGGCCAACAGCGCCAAAGAGGCGACGGCCGGCTTTTCGGAAGCTATCCACGTTCTACATCCCATTTTGGCAGCCGCCGGCATCGAACTCGGAAATTTTGCCGGCTTCGCCCGGCTGGCCTCCGCAGGCGTTGGCGTCTTGGCGACTGCGGTCGGCGGCGTGCTCGTGGCCTCGTTTGCCAATGCCGAGGAAGCCGCGGCGCGGACGCAGGCAAAATTATCCGGCCTTTTCGGCTCGAAGGATTTGGGCGCCCAGGCCTTCGCCGCGCTCAAGCAAGGCGCGGCCGATCTCGACACCACGGTCACTGGCCTGGCGCCGGCATTCGAGGCTGCGACCACGGCAATCCAAAGGTTCGTGCAGACCGGCAGCACGGTGAAATTCGTTGCCCTGCAGGGAATCGATCTGCCGAAAGGCATCGCTGGCAACATCAACGACACCGCTGCCGCGGTTGAGAATTTGTTCAAGATCATCCGCGCCGGTGGAGCGACGCACGAAGAGGCGCAAAAGGCAGCTGCGGCATTTTTCAGCACGCTGCAGAACGGCGGCAAGCTGACCGCCGATGCGCTCAAAGAAATGGACGCCGGAGCCGTAAGTTTGCTTGCTACTGCGCTCGGCAAGGGCACGGTGAGCGCAGAGCAATTCAGGGCAGAAATTGCCCTGGCGCCGCCGAACATTCTCAAGGTTGTTCAAGGTCTCGCCCAGTTCACTCCGCAAGCGCAAAAGGCTTTCGACACCAGCGCCGTCAAAAGTTTCAAGGACGAGTTTCAGGGATTGGTCAATGATCTGCAGAATGCATTTAAAGGTCTTTCAGGAACGACCTTCAGTCAATTTCTCATCGATCAACTCGCCGCTATTCGCAAGGGCATTAAGGATTCAATCGACCAGATCAACAGCTTTCTACAATTCATTAAACAACTCGACGCGGCGGCTAATAATATTCCCGGCGTTAAAGCTTTCGTTGATTTCCTCAATAAGATAACCGGCGTGACTGCGGCAGCCGCGCAGGCCACGGCAAAGCTCCCTGACAATTTCAAGCAGGTCGGCGACGCCGCAGCCACAGCAGGCGCAAAATTTAAAACCGTTGGCGATGGGCTTGGCGATAGCTTCACCAAGGCGCCGCTCGCCGCCGGACAGGCAGCCAGCCAGATCGCGCCGGCGATGAAGCCGGGGCTGGATGCTGCCGTAACACAGGTCCAAACGGCGCAGAAAAGTCTGGACGCGGCATTTGCCGGACCGCCGAAAGTTGGCGGAATTACCGGGCCGGGCGGCTTTCTGCCAAGCGCCTCGGAAATACAAACCGCCGTCGATCAACTTATTCAGATCATACAGAACGCAATCGAACAGCTCAAAAAGACAGGAGGCCAGGGCGGCCTCGATTTTGGGACCAATTTCGGTCAGAGCGCCCAGCAGCGCATTGACGCGGCCTTCAGTGATTTGGGTCAGACGGCGCAGCAGCGCATTGACGCGGCCTTTAGTTCATTAAAGCCGCCCGATTTCAGCGGTATAACCAATGCATTCCAGCAGGCCACGAGCACTTTGCCACAGACGGCGGAGACGCAGTGGACCAGCGTGCAGCAAATTTTTGCTGCACCTGTCAATTTCAGCAGCATTTCTAGTTCGTTCGAAAGCGCCGTACAGGGGCTGGTGGGAACAGCCCAATCAATTTGGAGTCAGGTCCAAGCTATTTTCAGCCAACAGCTCAACATAACGCCTCCGGGTTTCACGCCCGGCACTGCCGGCTTCGCCCGCGGCGGCTTTGTCACCGGGCCTGGCTCGGCCACCAGCGACAGCATTCTGGCGCGGTTATCGAGCGGCGAATTTGTCCAGCCTGCAGGCGTTGTGGCGCATTATGGCGTCGAGTTTATGGAAGCGATCAGGCAATTGAAATTGCCGCGCGGCTTCGGACAGCGTTTCGAGTTCGGCGGGCTCGTCAATGGTCTCAGGAGCGCGCTAGCGGCCGGACCGCTGCCGCAATTCGCCGAGGGCGGAGCGGTGAGCTCCTCGCAGCCGATTCATCTTCATCTCGACGGTCAGTCTTTTGCTATGAATGCCAGCGAGGACGTGGCCAGCGCTTTGCGAAAGCACGCCGTCAAGTCTCGCCTCCTGTCTACCGGTCGTAAGCCATCCTGGTATTAACCAAATGCCGACCTACACTCTCCTCCAGATCACCGGCATACCGATGGGCGATTATTCCGTGCGCGGTATTACGATGGACTTGGCGCCGGAGCCGAACACCAATGGGCTCCAACGCGCCTCTAGCGGAAGGCTCCTCGATCTCACTGCGACGCAAATGCGAAAGTTCACCGCGACGGTAACCTGTGACGATGTTCAGGCTCCTGACTTTACCGGCGTCTGGCAAGGCACTCCGGTCCACGTGCTATCGGTTCCAGACATAGGTCTGGGCAACGGCGTCGCCGTCTCTATGGACATGCTGGTAGACTCCTGGACCGTGTCGCGTGACGAGTGGGGGTGCGTTAGCAGCTGGTCGCTGACGATGAGGCAGCTTTGAAATGGCAGTCAAGCAGTTTGGCTTCGCTTGGCTGTCCGGTGAGTTCGAAGTGTTCGACGGATCGCAATTCCGCGTTGACGAGGAGTTCATTTCCTGGAAGGTAACTGGCAACGAGGGCGATTGCGACAACCTCGATATCGTCATTAAGAATCCGTATCGGGGCCTGCTCAACGGCGCGATCTGGGCGTCGGTTTCCTACGGAACCGGGAGCGGAGATGCCATAGAGGTTTTTCGCGGTCGCTTGACCGGGATCCCTCAGAACATCATCGGCGAGACCGTCGAGCTGATGTTCATCGCTAAGCCGTCATCTTACGATCAACAATTAGCTACCCTTGCTGCCGAGCTTCGGGCTCTTCCCCCATATGATGCCGTCTGGGTCGATCCTGACAAGCGGTCAGATCCAATGGCGGTTCTTGAATGTCAGAGCGCGCTTTATTTTGTTGACCGCGTCACTCATGCCATGTCGATCACCGACATTCTCTACGGCGAAGATGGCAGTGTTGATATAACGCTCGACGATATCCTTTACGATAATTTGACTTGCGGATCATCTGGAGATCCACCGTTAACCAGCGTCACGATGATTGCTCACGCTAACTGGACGCAGGTGGCTGGTGCTGGTGTTGGGTTCGAGGTTCCTAATGCTAATGGATCGAAAGCGGTTCTCAACGGTCAGTCGCTCGTTTCTTCGTGGCCGAAGACGGGCGACACGATAGGCGGCGGCTATGTCGTCACGAATGGTTTTTGCACCGACGTTCTGAACATCGGCGTTCAGCAGCCGGTTCAAAAGACATGGTCCTATGAGAATCGTGCGAAGACGCATACCGTCGGCGATGTCATGTCGTCATCGCTGAGTTACACGTTATTCCCGGCAGGCGGTCACAGCTTCATCTCGAATGTTAAAACTCAGACCGGCTTAGTGCCGGCTTCTTCATTTGTTGCTTACCAATTAGAAGAGGGCGGCGGCTATTCGACTTATGACCCGTACGCCAGCATCGATGACGCTACAATGGGGGATCAGGCTGCAATCCCCATGCACGTTAGCTATAACGTGATCATGATCCCGAACTGGAGGATTGACTACGGTCTCTCGTTGAGCATCGGCGGCACTGGCGCCAAGGCAGCGGAGACTATGACATTTACTATCACGCCTAATCTTCAACCTATCGTCATTCTGCCAGACCCAACCGTAGTGACTCAGACAATCGAGCTTTCGACTCAGGATTTGACGAGCGATGCTGACGCAGGCAATCCGGCCGGTGGTGGCGACACTCCTCCGCTCGACAGCTCGTCGGACGCCTTTGCCCTCACCGATCGCGGCGCTTATGCTATTGGCTATTTGGTGGCCGTAGGCCGGGCCGCCATTAGGAAAGCGTCACGCGCTACAAGATGCAGCGGCACCGTGCAGTTCGAAAAGGCCCTTGAGCTTTCGCTTCGCAAGAGCGCTCGCGTCAATGATTATCGTCTTCCAGGCGGATTCGTAGAAGGCAAAATCACCAGCTACAGCTTTGGCTTCGATGGCGAGATTGCTACCGGAACGTTCGAGATCATGCCGGCCGTTGGTATTGTTCCAACAGGCAGCACTCCAGACACGGTTGTCGAAGTGGTAAGCACCACCAACGTCTACATCGACAACTACATCGACACTTATTATCAAATTACAAACAGCATCTCGATTATTCCCGGCTTAGCTGGAGTGCCTGCCGCCAGCGATATAGGATATACCATCAATCCCTACGCGGTCGCCGGCATCAGCGCGTTAACAGCGGCCGAATGTGTCGTCGCAGCTGAGTGGCAGACGGGCATAACGACAGTTCAAACTGGAAGTGACGACCTGGCCGGCGGCGGCACGAGGACTTACTTTACGAACGCCGAGACCGACAAATTTCACCTTGAGCTTGTGCCGGCCGGAAGCATCAATCTCAGTGCCGATGTTCCTGTGGTGACGACTCCGCTTAATGTTCCTATGCAGATTAATCTTTCGGCCTCCCCTGTTACGCCGCCATGAGAGCAGCTCTCGAGCTGATAGTTCGCCCGTTCGTTGTATCTCAGGTCACGTCGCCGAAGCAGCCGGACGTTGGCGCAACTCCCACCACTACTCAGTCGAACATCGTTATCGATATCGGCAGCGATAGCGTGACGTCGTGGTCCGGCAATTTCAATCAGGATGTATCGTTCTACTTCATTAAGAAGCCTAAGGAGAAGAAGAAAGCCGGCGATGGCGGCAACTACTTTGGGCCGAACGAAGACCCATTAATTCTTGACCCGTTAGTTCTAGAGCCACCACCACCGTGAGAAACTAATGGCCTTAACTTTTCGACGCGATCTGTCCCGCAATTTGACCGCCGCCGAGGGCGACGGCAACATGGACGATTTGAACGGCCGGTTATTGAGTCTCGAAGGGACTGGCAGCGCCGGCAGCATAACAAGCTGGACGCTGGCCGGGTCGGTTCAAACTCTCCATTTCTCAGACGCGTCTACTATCTCCTTAGACATTGGCCCGGCTAATGCCTACGTGATGGGGGACCATCTTCGCGGTGTTTGGCAGCCGAGCCTTAGTTATCTGGTCAATGACGTCTTTTATTATCAGGGCACTCTCTATTGCGTCATCTATCCACACACCTCCGCCGGCACATTCGACGAGGCTGCTCAATCCGCTGGCCATGACGTCTATAGGGTTATTGTTCGTTACGGTGATGGCGTCGGAACAATCACCACCGCTACGCTCACGCCGACGACTCAGCACACGAACAAGTATCTCCGCTGCACCAATGCTGGCGGCTGCGTCATCACTCTTAACGGCAACGTGTTCGGTCCTGCCGATCGTTTGGCTTTCCGTCAGAGCGCCGCAGGCGGCTTGACCTTCGTGGCCGGAGCTGGCGTGACCATCAATGGCCTCGCCGGCTATGGCCTTACGACCTCCATCCAAGGCGCTGTTGTGCAGATCGAAGTAGTCGGCGCGGCAGCATATGATCTTTGGGGCCTGATGGACTTGTTGTAAATGGCTGAAGAAGTTTCTCGTATTGTCAAACGTAAGCGCATTGACGGGGTTGACGTTCCCGTCATCGTCCAGATAACTTTCAAGGACGATTTTGATCGCGGTTGGGAATCTCAATACACCATCAACAACACCGCACAAGGTGATCGCGATGTTCATGTCGCAACCATCACCGGTGACGGAACCGACGAGACTGGACAGAAGGATGGATTGAAGGTTGAACGCGTTGACCGGCTGCGCGTTCTTGATGGTCCTGACAGAGGTCAGGAGAGTTTCTTTGCTCCAGACAGCCGAACAGTCAATCAGCCACCAGAGGCACCACCCTTTTTTATAACTCACGAAAAGACCCACATCGTTCGCTATTTGAATACGCCAGATGATGGCAACTCGCTCGACAGTGAGCTCATTGACGAAATACGTTTCACCGACCCGAACGATCGCGGCCAAGATACTTACATCATTCTTGCTAATCCGCCCAACAATCAGGGAATCGATGGCATCACTATTGGTGATCCAGTAGAAGGTACCAACGACGGCAACGGCAATCCGATTTACACCATTCAGGTTGATCCTAACCTCGATGACATATCAGACTCTGAAAATGGCATCGATCCTCCCTGGCGATTAGATCCGTTTCAGAATATCGTTAGCGGTGGATATTACGTTTTATTCTTATTCAGGTGGTACGACAGAAATTATGGGCCAGACCTTGGCGATGTTAGGGTCGGTATTCCTCTTACTTTTGTTCAGGGTACGCAGGGGTACTGCCACACCAACAATACCATCGTAGACATGATCGGTGATACAGGGAATCCGTTGACAAGTGAGAAGCTAGTCAATGATGATCCAGGCTTGCCGATGAAAGACTTGCTGACAACTTTGAATGGTGGAGGAAAGTATCGCTCGAGGTCTAATTGGTATGAAAACGAAAATGACAATTGGGTGTCCGGCGGCGGCGATCCCCATAATATAAGCTCTCCATTTCAGACTCCAGCAGAGAACCCTAATCCGCCACCGGCGTTTAAATTTAGTGGAGATGTGTCTCCTCAAAAGGTGCAGGCCATCAGTTACTTGTACAGCGCTGAACCGTCGGCCATATCGATAGATAATCCGGATCCACCAGACAAGTTCTTGGTTGAGTACACCGGCATGACTGAGCTGGTGCCTTCGCGAGAGCACGGACCCGCTATAGCT